TCTCTGAATTCTTTCAATAGTTCTAGCAAATCTGACATCTTCTGCTGCCAAAGTTGCTTTACTGCCAACTGCTTCATCATATCCAAGAAATGCTTTTGGTATCTTTAATGCTGCCATTAACTTATTACGAAGATACTCAATGTCATCTACGGCTTCATATGTTAATCCTGCAAGACTATCAATTTGAGTTCCACTATCTCCACCACGAACAGGTAAGAAAAAATCCTCAGTAAGATTTTGAATATTATATTTTAAATTATAATCACCTGTATTTTGATCCATTACAGGTGCCTTTTTCATCTTAGTAATAATCTTCTGCATAAAGTTATCAACTTCTGCTGGTGGAATATTTCCAATATCAATTTTGAAAACTCTCTTTTCTGGTGCTCTCATGATTCTATGAATTAACATAGCATCTTCCATAAGAGATAACTGTTTCCAAATCTTACGAGCTCCTTCAATCATACCTTTTCCGTATGGTATGAAATTTGCATCTGAAAGTAATCTGAAATGTGCTATTTCAAAATTTTCTAATTCTTTATTTCCTGCCATATGTCCTGAATGTCTTGTATCACCTTCTTCAACTACAAACTGAACATAATATGGATTTTCTGGATCCTCCCCTTCAATACGAGTTACATCATATGCTGAAAGTGGAATTACATTTGTAATACCATAGTTTTCTTTAATGTCTAAATAGAGATAAAAATCTCCATATTTACATAGATTACGAACCCACGGCCATAAATTGAATTCTATATTCAATACATCATAAAAAAGATTATGTAGAATATCATGAATGTTTTCATTCTCTGAATTAATATCCAATACCTTACCATATTCATTTTTCATTGTAGATTCATCTGAATAAATATCAAGTGCTGATGATATAATTGCATCTGCATCCATTTCTTCATAATCCCGAAATAGAGCCAATCGTTCTGCCTGAAAACTTATTGCCTGTGCATGACCATATCCACCCGTTGTCAAGTTAGTATGTAATCTTGACCATCTATCCACCATACGATTTCTTTCCTGTGCCTGAATTCTATCAGTATCAGCTATTTTTAATGTTTTTCCACCTGCATGTCTTACAATGACATTTGTGGAAAATAATCGTTGTAATCTAGCTCTTAAACTTGTTTTTGCCATAATTTACCTCTTATTTTATTAACCAAGTTAGATCTTCTTTTTCACCACGGAGCTCCCAATCCCAACCTTCGGCTGTTTCTTCTTCTGGAGTGTAAAGTGGTTCATAATCTAACATTTTATTTAGGACTGTTTTTTGTAATTGTATTCCCTCTGCCTTTAACCTAAGTGCAGTATCTCTTACCCACAATCCTATCGCCAAACTCATTGGAAGGTCATCATTGTATCCTTCCATTGCTTCAGCTTTATTGTTGTGCCATATAAACACAAATAATTCATCAATCAGTCTATTAGAATGTACTATGACTGATTTTTCTCTAAAATATTCTTCTAATTTTGCTATTACCAATGGTCTTGTTTTCATAGTCATACTGAATCCTGGGATCATTTGTCTATCTTTATGTCTGTATCTGTTTGTAATTTGTCTCGCGACATCTACAAACTGTAAATCTTTACTCGTATAAAATAGGTTATCATACTCTCTATCAATTACTTGTTGAATTGTCGCCCAACCAATAGACGAGTTTTCAATAACCAATAACGCGTTATTATACTCTATAGCAACATTCATACAAAGATTACCAAAATCTTTTGTGGAAATCTTACCCTTATATTCTGCTACTTGTTCCATACTCTCTATATCTATAACATGAAATGCAGAAAAGTCTGATGCATCACCACGAGCAACATCTGCAGAAACAACATAATCTCTTGAATAATTTGGTTGTCTCCAAATCCACAAATTACTATCAATACCACGTTTTTCTATCGGTTCTTCAATTTGTTTATTTTTATATTCTTCTAAAATAGCACCATCAATTACAGTTTGACCTGAGGTGATAAAGTCACAATCGTATTCTTGGGCTGCCATTGACGGTCCCAAAAGTTTCTCTTGTTCTGCTCTCCATTCTTCATCTCTGTCTGGATGTAATGACCAATGTAATCTTACAAAATTCCAATCACTTTTTCCTTCTTCAGCTTCTACCCAAACTTTATGAAACCAATTTCCTACACCATTTGGTGTAGATAGTGCTATACATTGACCACCAGTTGCAAGAGTACTTTGTGCGGCAGTCCATATCATATCTATTTTCTCAATAAACGCTGCCTCGTCAAGTATCAAAAGTGATAATGCTTCTGAACGACCTGCATCTTCAGAACTTGCGATTGCTTTTACTTGTGAACCATTACTGTATCTTAATGATAATTTGTTGTCCTCAACACAATTTGACTTTACCCAACTCGGTAAGTTTGCATGCATCACTCGGATTTTCGTTACAAGGTTTTTGGCTGTATCTTGTTTAGTTGCAATAACCAATATGTTCTTATCAGTCTGAAAAGTCATCATCCACAATGCGTAACCGGCGGTAAGTGTGGATATACCTAACTGACGGGCCTTTAAAATAACATTATAATTGTGTTCATTAAAATCATTTACCATTTTTTCTTGAAATGGATATAAGGAAAACGGTATTTTACCTTCTATTGGATGTTGAATAACAGCATACTTTTTTAGAAAATATGCAGGATCCATTGCACATTTTAAATATTCCGTTTTAATGACTTCTTTTATTTTACTCATTAATTTGCTATGTCCACTATTTTAATTCCAAAATATGTTGGAATAGTTACGGCAGCTACTCCATATCCAAAATATAGCCACTTGTTTTCATACCAACTTGGTTTTGCTAACCCTGCCATTTTTTCATTGGCCTCATTTTGTGCCTTCAAAGCTTCTAATTGTTTACCTTTTGCCACTATTATTAAAGAATCAACATTAGCTTGATCTTCTAACTTACCAACTAAACCTTCATAATCAGTAATCAATACTTTCTGTGATGCAATTAATAAATCAGCCTTTTCTATTTTACTTTCCCATTCAGCATCACGTTGTTTAATCATTTCCAACGCTTCTTCTTGTGTAAATGTTTGTTGTCCAAATAATGGAATGGATAGCAATAATATCCAAAGATATTTCATATTCACTCCTTATCTATGTAATACGTAAACTACACCACTTCCACCAATCACTACCTTTTTAGTTCCAATTGGATAAAGTGTATCTGCTGTCAATGATGATCCTGGTATTACTCCACCATTTGCGGCATGAATAACAACAGCACTTACATTCTCACATATAAACGCTGCACCGGCATTTGAACCAGTTGCATGAAATGTAGTACTTGAAGGTACTTTTGTTATTCTGTTGTAATCACCAGTTGCACGAATTGTAGGTGTATCCCTGAATAATGTTCCTGCGTCAGCCATTTTATTTTCTCCTTATATACATATATATAATTATTTACTCTTGGAAAATTTCCTCAAAAAATCTGCTGCATCTGACACATCATCATTTTCGGAAGCTACTTCCATTTTTTTAATCTCGTTTTGTGTACGAGTAAGTTTTCTTTTTGCGTTTGTTATTTGTTTTTTATTTTTATTTTTATGTACTTGTAATTTTTTTACTTCTTTTGCTACTTCTTTTTCTTTCTTTTTATGTTCTTTTATAACACCGTCTAATTCCTTTACTTCTTGTGACTTTCTAGCACTTAAAAGTGTACTTAAACCAAAAAGTCCTAAAATGCTCGCTATGAGTTTCTTTAACCAATCCATATTTACATCTCCATTATTTTTTTATAAGTAGACTTACTTTCTAATTGTTTGGTTTTTGAAGGTTCATCAAAATCACTATCATCAGGTCCATCAAATTTTCCGTATCCTTCCGCATCCCTATCAATTTTCTCATCAAAACCTTTATCAAAGATATTGACTTTTTTATGTATTCTAAATGTTACTGCTTTCCTACCATTAACCGTTGGCATCCCATGTTTATCTACACCTATATCTTTTATTACCATTTTCTTGTTTTTAAATTTTCCTACAAGAATAGTATCACCTTTTTTAACATCTATTGTAATTGCCATTATGCTCTCCAACTTATCATGAGATTTTGTCCATCAAGTTTTTCTGTAACATTATCTTCTCGGTTTAACTCTCCCCCTAATCCCATGTCTATGATATTTTTTAAATCTTTAAATGTCAAATCTTTGTCATCAAAGGGGTGTGCCATATGTCCGTATGCTCCACCTTCTAATAATAATTCTTTTCTAACTGTATCATCCCACCATTTTTTTGTTAATGGTTCATATTTTTCAACATGAAGTTTTGGACGACCACCACCAAATTTTTCTGCTTCTTTTGCTGCATTTTTAGTATTTCTAGCATTATCTTTCATATCAACCCCAGCTGATACTGGTGGACCTGCCATTTGCTGGTCTTTATCAACTCCCATCCATTTTATTACAGTCCAACCTAAATTTTCCATTACATCTCGTAAAGCTTTCTTATAAGGTTTTACTTTACCATAAGATATTGGAGTTGCTGCTCTGAAAGACATGGTGTAATCTTCTTCTGGATCCATTGCTCCTTTACCCAAAATATACTGAACTACTTTCCATCCTAATTCATTTTGTAATGATTCTACCCAACTCTTAGATTCTTGTTTATAATCTGTTAAAGTTTTATAAAATGTAGGTGGTCCATCATCAGTAGGTGCATTAGGAGTTCCAGATCCGGCCTCAGTCAGAATTTTAGAAATATCATTATCAACTAAAAAATCACCGATAACATCACCATTAAATTCTTTTAAATAATCTCTCATTATAATCTCTTAACCCATCTTAATACATCAGATAATCGTAAATTATTTCTCAGTAAAACTTCAGTTTCTTCTGAACCTTTATATTTACTTTTTATTGCATCCTCTAATGTCTTTATCATAGTTTTTTTCATTTTTGAAGTAACTTTAATCTTTTTATTCTTCCCCCAACCATCAACACTATCGGCATTTCCACTACCAACGCTCATAAATCCTGATGCACCGTATTGTGGTTTAAACTGATATTCTATGGTGGTAGCTCCACCTCGTCTTTCCTTTTCGTATACAAAATCTATCATTTTTCCACGTTGTGTTTTTACATGGTAAGCATCACCAACTTTTATATCGGCATCAGTTAATTCTTCCCATAATAAATTTTTTAATTTAATCATCTCTTACTTTTTTCCAAGTTAAATGCTCTGGTTAACATTGCACCAGCATGTTGAAGTTTAAGACGAGCTTTATCATATTCTTTAAAATATTTAATTAAAGTTCTATTCTTACTTTTCTTAACATCATCTTCAAGTTCATACCAAAGTTTCCCATCTCGTGCTTTATGAATATAATCACTACCAACTTTTAATAATTTTTGGTGATTCCATGAAATATCTGAAATATCTACTTTTTCTTCTAATATTTCTTTTAATTTAATCACTTATTTTCTCCGATATACATTGACACAACTATAAATATTAAATTGCAAAACTATTTAGTTTTTCTTCAACTTCTTCTTTGATTTTATTTAATCCTTCAAGTGCTTCTTTAGACATTTCTTCAACCTTTTCTGTATTTTGACTCCACTTTTCTGTTTGTAATTCTACATCTTGAACACCCACTTGGTCAAAAACCACTAATGGTTTAGAAGCTTCATCTTTCCAATCTTCTATACTGGCAATTTGGTCTTTAATATAAGAAAGTTGGTTATTTAACACCTTCTTTTCTTCCCATTCTTCATATTTACCCTCAACACGAAGTTTATTCTCAAATTTTACTTGGCAATCAAAACATTGATTGTATAATCTATACATTTTATCGTCCAAACGACTTTTCATCACTTTATCACATTCTGGACAAAACCAAGGTATCCTTGCATCCTTTAACGCGTCCATTCGGTCATTTTTTCGTTCTCTGTCTGCCTTTATTTCATCTTCTCGTTTCTTCTTTTCCTCTAAATCTTCCATTTGGACAAAAATTCGTTTTTCGGCAGTTCCACCCTTCATAATATCTTGTCTTGCCTTGACGTGTCTTTGATGTTCGTTCATAACTACTCCTAAAAGGTCATTAAACCTGTTATTTGATTAATTGGTGCGAAGGCTCCTGTAAATTTAAATGTTTTTCCGTTATATTTAAAAACTATTCCTTCACTTGGAACAATTGAGTCTAATCCACCAATTGACTTCAATTTATCTAACTGTAATTTTAATGTGTTGAGTTTTTTCAAATCTCTACCACTTCTAACATCCTGAATAGACGCATCTAATTGTTTTTTCACTCTTGCAACCGTAGCATCTGGACTTGCCGCTAACCAACCACTTACATTTTTCATTATTTCTGCACCAAGTTCAAAAAATAGTTTTTCAAATGGTTTCATATTTTCTTTAACTATTGCTGAATGGTCTTGTTTATCAACACCTAAAACCCATTCTAAAAATGCTGGGAATTTTTTCAAATCCTTTTTGATTGTGGCTATCTTATAACTCTTATCAAAAAATGCCCATCGTTTAACAAGTTTTTTCTGTACTTTCTTTGGGATTCCAGATGTATACATACCTTCACCTTGTTTAATAAAATCTTCCCAAAACTTTTGATGGTATAATGAAAGTGTATCATTATCTTTTAATTTATATTCTCTCTGTAATTTAGATAATTTACCTACAAAATACTTTTTCTTCTTATCAAAGTCTTGATGTTTAGGAACTGTAAGGAAATTTGGTTTTCCTATCTTATAATGTTTCTGTATATTTTGATTAACTTGTTTAATCATACCAGCTAACATTCTTGCACTACCTTTTACCTCACCTACTGCATTTCCACTATCATCATATTCAAGTGCTCCATGAAATACTATCTCGGCTTTATCATAATTTATAACATTTGCTGACTTAGGCCACATAACTTCTAAATTCATCCAAGCCTTACCATTTTTGAATATTTTGTTTCGTTGTTTATCAGATAATCTACCAATGGCCTTCTCTAAATCCTTTACGGCAAAACTAAATGCGTCCGAAATATCCCCCCTACCTTTAAATTTTGATATTATTCCTTGAGCGTCTAATGCAGTTTCACCACCATTTCTCAAGTGTCCTTTATTTCTTGCTGCTATGAGTTTTCCACCAGTCGCTTCAGTAATTCCTTCTTCAGATAATTTTCCAAACTTATTAACCATCATCATAAAAATACCTTCATCATAATAACCAAATGCCTGTTTAAAAAGCTTTGGTGTTGGTTTAGGTTCTGTATTTGGATCTAATAGATTTCTCATTACAGTTCCACTTACTTCTTTACCACCAACTCTAATAGAAACGTGTGGTGCTGTCATAAAATATCCATGTTCTTCCCATCCCTTTAGATTATTCTTATTCTTCTTATAATCTTGGAAATATGATAAACCACCACTTTTCTTTCTTCCACCTGCTAATCTACCGGCATCCTTTTCTCCGAATATATATATCACGGCAGTGGTGTCAGAGTCGTATTTTTTTAGCAATTCTGCCTTTAATGGTATTCTTTCTTTTACAATTCTTTTAGATGGAATTCCCATTTTTGTCATATGTCGAACTTTTTCTTTATAATTAAATGGATGTTTAGGTGGATGTTTTTTATCAGACGTAGTGATATATGCATCATCTACTTGTTTCTTTAACCATTCAAAAGTTTTTTTATGGTGTGGTCC